GACTCCCTTGCGGGAGTCGGGTCTGCGAGTACGTGAGCATTAACTACGCTCTGTATTCGTTTCGCAGTTCGGCATTGCCGGACGTTACTTCGAAAGGACTGTCATGGCCATCGATGCCTTTACCAACTTGGTAGGCTACTATGAGAAATCGGACATCGTTAAGCAACTTGCCCAAGGGCATGTGGGATCTACCGTCTTTGACGATACGATCTATCACACTGTTCTTACCGAATTCAGTTCGAAATCTCCGATGGTTCGTAGTGATGGGAAATCGCCAACGCGCTACAAACGTTCAGTCGGTAAAATTCTAGCCGACCGTCCGCTGCGTAGTAAAACGTTGACGTATTCAAACGGAAAGATTTACACGGAGCTGTATCATACAGTGCCGTTGTCAATCCGCTTCCCCACTATGTACATGACCCCTCCTCAGAGTTTCCTTGAAGATCTTGCCAACGCGAAGTCATTCGCTAAAACAAGATTAAGAGGAGCTCTGGCTGATGATGCTTCCGTTTCTAACGGAGCAGATTTAGCAGAAGGGAGGGAGACAGTCGGGATGCTTGCTAAGACAACCGTTCAAGTTCTCAGAGCCTACAAGGCCGCGAGATCAGGAAATTGGGGATCAGTCCCCGAAATCCTCGGTTGTACTAAGGCTGATTTACGGAATATGCGATTCTTCAGCGAGAAATGGCTAGCTTATCAGTACGGATGGAAACCTCTTTTGGGATCTATCCATGATAACTATGCACTATTTCAAGCACAGAAGCAGAGCTCCATGGATCTGGAAGTACATAAAGGTGTACCAACAGTGAAGTACTCTACGACTGGTGAAGAGCATGGCTGTGAGACAACCTGGGAGTGTGAAGGACGTTGTTTTGGTGCCATTTCGGCCCATATCGACAATCCTTTTCTACGCTCAGGGAATACTCTCGGCCTTGTAAATCCATTCTCAGTTGCGTGGGAGGTAGTTCCTTTCTCGTTCTTTATCGATTGGTTTATACCTATCGGTGATATGCTGAGTAGCCTTTCGGCGACATCAGGTCTTTCGTTCAACCATGGATACGTTTCTACGGTTCAGTCGTCAACTTTCACAGCTGTGGCTGTTGGCGATCCCGCAGAGTACCTCGACCATGGGTTGCTGAAGATCGGATTTTTCTCCTTTGATAGGGAGGTTCTTCCTGATTTTCCGCTTCCCGAGGTTTACGGTAAAACGAATCCCTTTTCCACGATTCATACGTTAAACGCTCTTGCGTTGATGCGTCTGAACTTTTAACACCGGGGCCAAGGCCCTTTACATCTAGAAAGACAATATATGCCTAACTTGATCGGTGTGGTCCTCAAAGACCGTGCCACGCCTACTCCGATTGACCATACTTTTAACCCGTATGGTGTCGAAAATGGCGTCGCTACTCTCGTGGAAAATACGGGTGTCCCTATCGGGAACCCGCGTCTCACCATGAGTCAGAACCGCAACAACAACACAGGTCGTCATAAGACGATTGTGAAGTTCGCGATCCCTGTCATGGGACAAGTCGTAGTCAATGGGGTGGCCCAGGACACCGTGCTCCGCACGGCGTACGCAGATCTTACGTTTAACTGGGACGTGGCGTCTACCGCTCTTGAGCGGAAGCGTCTCATCCAGCACATCGCTGATTTGTGTACTACTGGACCGACGAAGGATTCTATCCTCGTTGACCTCGAAGGCTTCTGGTAACAACCATGGAGCCTTCAGGAAACTACAACTCGGAACGAGTCGTTATGGTGGTGATTATCGCCGTCGTAGTGATCTTCCTTTCGGTTGTACTGTCGTTTACCATTCGGGAACGGCAGCCCTTCATTATTGGAGTACCAGGTGAAAACTCGACTTCGTTCAGCGCAGTGCGCGAATTTACGTCTACCCGTGGATCTGACGGACGAGTTCCGCGAGAGGATCCAAGCCCTACAGTCGTCGCCGAAAAGCGACTACCTGAAGGCTGAAATCTTCTCAAAGTTCTTGTCTAACGAGACCGATCCTCCATCCCTGCGAAGGGAAAGGGCTATCCAGAAATGGTTGCTCACTGAGGAGCGGAATGCGGCAACTTGGGAACGGCTTGAAAATACTCTTGGCGATTACAATATTCTGCCTCGAGTCAGCTATTCCAAATTTGTCGCGTTTTGTCGCGATGTCATAGTTGACATTATCGGCGAAGTACCTCCCACCGAAGCGCTTATTGGCAGCTTTAGTGGTGGTTCATCGACGAGTCGGTCCCGTGCTGAAAGCCATCCGGCGAGTAAGTACCTCGGAAAAGCACACGCTACTGATCGTGCCTTGTCCCGTTTTCTCGACGTAGTCGACGAGATTCCGGGTTGGCTCAATCGGAGGAGCGAGCTCTTAATCGAGATCGTTCCAGGTAACGTGATGTTTACCGTTCCTAAGAAAACCGAGATTGATAGAGTGGCTTGTAAAGAGCCCGATATCAATATGTGGCTTCAAAAGGGTGTTGGTTCCTTTATAAGGTCCCGACTTAAACGTACCGGTATAAACCTCAACGATCAGTCGATAAACTCATCGTTGGCACGGCAAGGTTCCCTTTGTGGAAACCTGGCAACTATTGACTTGTCGAGCGCTAGTGATAGCGTTTCAACGGCGTTAGTAGAATTGCTCCTTCCTGTGAATTGGTACACCCTACTGGACGACTTGCGTAGTCCAGTGACGACTATCCCTCGCGGAGAGTTCGTCGAAGTCCATCGGAACGAGATGTTCTCGAGCATGGGCAACGGTTTTACGTTTGAGCTAGAGAGTTTACTCTTCTATGCTTTAGCGAGAACTGTCGCCTACTGCACGGGGACCTCGGGTATTGTATCCGTCTATGGTGATGACATTATATGTCCATCTGCGATGTATGACGATCTACTATGGGTCCTGGATTACTTCGGCTTCAAAGCTAACGCTGAGAAGTCGTTTGGTTCAGGCCCTTTTAGAGAGTCATGCGGAGGTCACTATTACGATGGGTACGATATAACTCCTTTCTATGTGCGTCGCCCAATTGCCACTCTGTCGGACGTAATCCATACGGCCAACAGTTTGCGCGCTTGGGCAGGACGAGGCACAACCTTTTCCATCCTTGACCCTGAGGTTGAGGAAATATGGTTTTGGTTGAAAAGCTTCATCCCTGCATATCTTTGGGGTGGCAGTGATACCTCTGATAAAAGTCGTCTCGTTTCTCCGGACATAACCTC